GATTATCTTCCAAGGCAAACCAGTAAACGAGGAGAACCTGTTTCATCTCAAACGTGAACTTGGAGACATCATGTGGTATGTTGCACAAGCATGTATGGGTCTCAATGTTTCTATTGATGAAGTGATTGAGATGAACGTGAATAAACTGATGGATCGTTACCCTGATGGTGAGTTTGATGTTCACTACTCAGAGAATCGTCAGGAAGGTGATGTCTGATGGACGGAGCAGTACACGCTTGGCATTCCATGAGTTACGTGGAGGGGTTCTTCTTCTCTGTCTGGATCTTAGGAATGTATTATGTCAAACTAAAAATGGATAAGAGGTTTGGACGATGAATCTTACACAAGATGAACTTTGGAATACGATTGGCACCCTTGGATGGGATGTCAGACATGATAACATCGTAATTGAGATCGGTGGCACAGTAGTCTCTGGTATCGTTCAACCAGAGGGTTATAATAAGAAGTGGGCATCTCCACTTGGACATCGTAAATATAATAACGATGCGTTCATTGTTCTCAAGAACCTCTCACGAAACGACGACACAAAATCACAACCTATGGATAGGGAGCACGCACCGCATCATGGAACCCCAACTACCGAGAATACAGGAGACTCCCGAACAGAAGGAGCAGACGCGACAGATAGTAATAAAGACGCAACTTGATAACATCTGTAAATGCACTAAGGGTAAATGGTATAGAACTGAAAGTCTCAATTCTAAGGGAGAGAGACTGAGTAAATATATTATTGAGTTCCCTCCAGAAGAATAATGAAAACACTGCTGATTCATATTGTAGCATTCTGGCAGGTGGTGGTAATGAACTGCATTTCACCCGTCAATTGGAAGCATTGCTATCGAGTGGATCAGTGGTTAGTTCCTGATGTTATCCAGGGTTATAAACTATGGACAGGTGAAGCAACTCCTTATCAAGAGGAGAAAAAATACATAAACAATCTAAATAATACTACGGAATAAAAACTACTATGGCAACGATGTTCAACCTTCCGTTAGCAGACGCTAAACGGAAAGCACCTACAGGTGCAAAGAAAGCATTTACAGCAGCAGTCCAGGGGATTCCTGACAAAGATTTCTTTTTTGCTGATTCTAATTGGAACGGTGGTAGGGGTGCATGGTCAATCAAAGTTTCTGAACAGAACCTAAACCACATTGCAGACAATGTGAATCTTGATACTAAAGTTGTTAGTGGTAAAGCAGTTCTAGACTATGTGATTGGAACTACAAAAATACGTTTCCTTGCAAGTAACAAACGATCTGCTAAGTCTGCAGATGCAAAGACTACAGCGATGCAAGAAAGAGCATCTGCTTGGATTATGAAGAGAGCAATAAGTGATAATGTAAGTTACAGCAGTTGGACTGATATCAAATTAGATAAAAAGTATGCAGAGTTAGAAAAGATCTATCCTAATGTAGAAGAAGAATGGTTGAAAGTTTTCTATGCACAGCAAGAGAGAATGCTCAAAGAATTTGCTGGTAATAGATTCGATGAATATAACCGTGATGGTGGGTTCATGGACTATGTGTCTGGCATAGTCAAGTCTAAGTTTGGTGTGTCCAAGAAAGATACTTGGAACCCTGCAGACATTTGGTTGATCAAAGACCAAGCAAAGATGGAAAAGATCATCAACGAAACTGTTGCTGGTAGTAAAGGATCTCAAACAATCCAAGAACTAAACGCAGTTATGCGTAAGATGTTTCGTGATCGTGATGTAGTTGGCATCTCTCTAAAGAAAGTATCTGGCAGCACTGCTAGGTATGAAGAGTACAATGTACAAGAGGACGGCCTAGATGCAGACTACAACTACGAGGTAACTAAACTGAAGTGTGATTTGTCTGTCAAGTCAAACAACCAAGAGTTCAATACCCAAGACGCTAGGATTGTTGTTGAAGGAGAAGGATCTACATTTGACTTCCAGATCAAAGGTAATGATTCTACTAAGTTATCTAACCTGAAGTGGGAACCTACCCAAGCGGGTGCTAGTTCTGCTCGTGTTGGTAAGGCACCTGTTGACATGGTGATATCATTACTCAAGGATAACAAAGTTGATTTTAGTAACAAGTATCAGGACTATCCTCAGAATTCTACGGACTTTGCTGCAGCGCAAGACGAATACAAAAGGATCTTCAATAAACTGAGAACTAAAAGTATTGATATGGGTGTCTCTAGTGCAGAGGAATTCGTTGAAAACATGACTGTCATGTATGGTAAAAAACCTCATGTCGCAGTCAGTAAGTGTATGCAACTGAAGTTTCTTGCTAAGGTAAGTGCAATGAAACCAAAGCAACAGAAAGAGTTCATGACAGACATGGTGTTCATTGCTGCCAAGAAGGGAGCACGCTTTGGTCCATTTGGCAAACTGTACTAAGGGGGGTGGCACAGCACTGCTGTCCGTGCTATACTACATGTATACAGACAGAGATGCATGACTGCCAACACTCATCTTGAGCACCCCGAAGACCTGGTATTCAGTGGTCTCCAGGGTTTCCTGCTGGATTTCTTCTACAGAATGCCTGAGGATCAAACGCTATCTGTCAAATGGGACGGTGCCCCTGCTCTAGTGTGGGGTCGTTGTCCTGAAACTAATGAGTTTTTTGTTGGAACGAAGTCAGTCTTCAACAAAAAACTTATAAAGATCAATTACAATCATAGAGATATCGATCGTAACCACGAAGGTTTCGTTGCTAAAATACTCCATATCGCCTTTGAGTGTCTACCCGTTCCTTCGAGTGGATACTTACAGGGCGACTTTATTGGTTTTGGTGGTTCTGATGTTTTTAGACCTAATACTATTGAGTATCGCTTTCCTAGTGTTGTTGAGAACTCTATCGTGGTTGCTGTCCATACTCGTTATAGAGGTCCATTCCTTCAACCTACTCCTAGTTATGGTGTCTGTGTCGATAGTATTTGTTTTGATGACAAGCGCCTGTCTCGTTGCTACCTCATCGACACCAATATTGCTACCGTAAAATACAAAAATTCTTTCCGACAACTTGTCGATCGTGCTAAGGTCAAATGGTTTACACGTACTGTCAAGCAACCAATCGAGAACAAAACAGTTCAGTACCTGAAGACACACGTCAACAAATACATTCGGCAGGGTACATTACCTAGTGCTAGGAAAATGTATGATTCCCTACCTGATAAATATAAGTGTCAAGTAAATGTAGAACTATTCTATTTGTATCATATCATCTATGATCTGAAGATGCGTATTCTTGACCAGGTTGAGGTTGTATCTGATGTAGAATGCTTTATTGATGGACAACCTACTGATCATGAGGGTTTCGTAATTAGCAATTTCCTGCAGACTTACAAACTTGTAAATCGATTGGAGTTTAGCAAGGCGAACTTTACACTAGATAAAAATTGGACGAATGAAAAAGTTTAGTACCTTTATAACCGAAGCAGTAAAATCCTCCGCCGCTGAACAAGCAAAGAAACTTGGTCTAAACCATGTTGGTTATGGCAAGTGGGCGGATAAACAAGGGAATGTTACGCATTACTCTGCTCAAGGGAAACTATTGCCCGTTGCAGATCAACAACCAGCAACACAAGATGCAGGACAACAACAATCTCAACCAGCGCCGCAAGAACCCGCTGTACCTGAGGCACCTGGCGAGGTCTCTAAAGGTCCAATTACTATTACATTTGGAAGATTCAATCCCCCAACTACTGGACATGAAAAACTCATCAATCAAGTAGCATCGATGGCAGGAGAGGATGACTATAGAATCTATCCATCTCGTTCTCAAGATCCTAAGAAGAATCCATTAGACGCTGAGACTAAGGTTCACTATATGCGTAATGCATATCCTGATCATTCTCATGCAATTCAGAATGATGATAAGATTAGATCTATCTTTGATGTCCTAGAAGGACTTCATGGTGAAGGATATAGTGACGTGAATATTGTTGTTGGTGGCGATCGGGTCAAAGAGTTTGATGCCCTTGCTAACAAGTACAACGGTAAGTTATACAATTTCAATAGTATCAATGTGAAGTCTGCTGGTGACAGAGACCCTGATGCTGATGATGTATCTGGTATGTCGGCATCTAAAATGCGTGCTGCTGCAGCAGCGAATGACTTTGATGGGTTCTGTGCAGGTTGTTCTAAGGGATTGACTCCAGAACAGCGCAAGGAATTGTTCTCACATCTGCGTGGCAACATGCAAATGGAAGACGTTGATGATTTTACTGATGTCTCTTATCTCTTACATGAGATTGCACCCAAGTTAGATCCACAAAAACTACGTGAAGATTATATTGAGAAGAAAATTTTCAATGTAGGTACTATAGTTGAGAATCTAAATACAGGTATTCTGGGTAAGGTAGTTTCTCGTGGAGTCAACTATGTCATATACATAGATGAGCACGAGCAAGTATATCGCGGATGGTTGAAGGATCTTGTAGAAAGAAACGATATCAAACGATTTGATTTTACACCCCTCGGACAGATTGGAACGGATGAATTAGCACGAAAAGTTGCTGCTATGACTCCAGGACAATTCATTCAAAAGATAAATAAAAGAAACAAATCTCAGGTAAAATGAATTACGAAGCACTGCCAGGGATGGAAGATGCCCTCAAACTAGTCCAAGAAAAGAAAATGTCTAAGGAGGCCCATAAGAAGGCAGCCAAGGCAGGTAAACGCTGGCAGGATTCTGACGGTGATGGTAAATGGTATGAGAAAGGTGAAGACGTAAAGGAAGGTGTACGTGATACCGATCCTGAGAAGGGTACTGCCGAACGTAAGGCACGTCTTGAGAAGAAGCGTGGCATGAAGGTAGATGACCATCCCCAGTATAAGAAAGAAGAAGTAGAAGAAGTAGAAGAAGCCGAGCAGAGAGTGAAGGCAAAGGCTGATAAAAAGATGAAGGTTTATGGTGGTCCTGCATACATCAAGAAACCTAAGAATGAAGAAGTTGAGATTGAAGAGGATGCGAAGTATGATCGCAACCGTAAGAGAGCAGCACAAAGAGCAGCAGACAGAAATGCTGCAAGAGCAGCAGGTAAAACTGGTGCAGTTCCTGGCGTAGGTTATGTAACTGCTAGAAAAGAGAAAGAAACCTATGTTGATTCAGCAGGCACAACTCGCCATAAGTCTGGTGCTAAGAATGAAGAAGTTGAGATTGAAGAGGGTATGAAGGCAGCGCGTGATAACGTCGGTGCATCTACCTGTTGGAAAGGTTACACGGCAAAGGGTACTAAGACGAAGAACGGTAAGGAAGTTCCTAACTGTGTTCCTGCTAACGAGGAACTAGAGGTCATGGAAGAAACCTTGATGGAGTCTGGTCTGTTCTCTGATGATGAAGTACGTTATATCATTGGTGAGAAGTTCGATGAACTGGAAGAACTCTACAAGGGCAAGCACGGTCAGACCGAGAAGCAGTATCAGGACAGCAGATCTGATGCAGGCAAGATGATCTCTGGTGACTCTAAGTCCAGTGGATCTAGGTATGCTCAGGGCAGAAGAACTAGCAGTGATGCTGGTCCTCAACCT